CTTAAGTGACCTCTCGCTTCCCTGGGAAGCTGTTCCCAGGGTTGAGTGGAGCCAGATGCTGGCCCGCTTCCTCACCCACAGATGTGTGGGGGAGGGTTGGAGACATTAAGGTGTCTCCTTCCTTTTCCCATCCCCAAGAACGGACTTCCCCCGCCTGGTTTACTGGGCGGGAGACACCAACCTTCGCAAGAAGGGAGGTGGCGTCAGCAGCAGTGATCATTAGCTGCTTTCGTTTGGAGCATATGACCCGCACTAGGCGGGCATATGTCTTGGGATCTTTCTCTCTCACTTGTTCCAAGGAGAGAGTAGTCAGGTGACGTCGATGGAGGAGGAAGCCGAGGAGTCTTTTCTCTCGGCTTGGTAGTACTGCGCTCTCGGAGATAAGTGTGGTGAGTTTGACACCTCTCACCTTGTCTTCGAAGAGTCGGTTCCGTTTGTGGCCGCTAGAGGCGAGCCGGGCGATACTTGGGAGTGGCATCCCCTCGTACGTTCCGTCAAGCCTTGATGACCAGCCGCATTGTGCAAGGAAGGGGACCGCCACGGAAACCGCGTTGACATAGTCATGTCTCTGCGACCCCTGGACGGCTAGGCCTCTTAAGGTCCTGTAAAAGTCACCAAACTGCTTTCGAGCAGCGGACATGACCGATACAGGGCCCTCTAGGAGATATCCGGCTGTGAGGCCGACTGGCGTCTTTTCAAGACGTCCTAAACCTCCGTATCCCCCCATGCACGCTGGACCCGACATAAGACCCTTCGGGGTACTGTGGCGCAGGAATTCCTTTGCCGCGCGTTGCATTGGTGGTGGAAAGTATAGGCCGCGTCCCATGCTCTTGGGCCCTCGCTTCTCAGAGGACAAGTATAGTTGAACTTGTTCCCGAAGGATGGTAACCCCAGATGTCATGGCACGTGATTGCCTTGCTCCCACCACTTCTGCAATGCGCGGCATCGCCTCCGATCGGGCAATGACCAGATTGCCTGACCGCGACTCTACTCGTACCCGTTGTTCACAGAAGACCCCTCGGGGCCCGTGGAAAGTCTTAGCATGATTCACTACCATGCCTAAGGCTGCGATGGTCTCTTCGTAGACCATTGCCTGCTCCCGTGTCCATAGGGCAACTAAGTCATCTCCGCATATACGGAATGACCGAGATTGCCCGGCACGGTGGCCGGCAAAGGCGTTCACTAGGGAAAGTAAGGTCCAGCTGGACCCCAGACCCATGTGCACGCCGCGCACAGTGTACTGCTCTAATTCATGCAGATACATTGGTTCCACGAGCCGTTGAGCGGCTTCTGTGAACTTACCCCCCCATCCAAGGCCAGTTGCTAGAGCGCCTAAGGTTGCTTGCGCGGTCACATGGGGCATCCAGTCGGTGGCAGCAGAGAGATCAGCTGAGTAAATCTCAGCATCTCTACCACCCTCGAGGATTACCTCATGTCCCTTAAGGACTTCGCGAGAGACTCGCAATCGCTTTAGCAGCGGCAGCGTCCTCCGTGCGACGCACTTTCCAAAGTGTGCGGCGTACCAAGGATGGATGCTGGCTATCCTAACCTTTGTTCCTAATTCGGTGAGCGGTAACGCGCGTAATGGGAGTGGTCCCAGATGCGTTGTTGTTTGCTTTCCGGCGAAGGTAAAGGCCAGGTGGGGGGTGAGCGGGACGGGGGCAGGGATTTTAAACTTTGTGGCGAGGCGAGCGTTATGTTCTTGAGCAGCGCTCGCCACTCCACCCTGTCTTGTAGTCTTTTCTAGACAGGCCTTGCCCCCAAGTAGAGGGATTGACGCGAACCCGGGCCGGTAGTCCTCGGATCCTTCCCAAGTGGTGCCAGAGGAGTCTGCGATATTTCGGCGTAGGGGAGCCCTGGTGAGGGCCCTACACTTACTTATCACGAACTCCTCCAGCTCCTTGAGGAGGACCGGTGAGATCGCCGGCGCCGGTGTGAGCCAGCGAGCATGGGTGTCCTCTTTTGAGGCCTCAAAGCGGTAGTTCATGTCCATCCACGTAGCACGCGAGAGCGTGCTTGCGAGGAAGAGTGAATCTGCCGGCCCAGTCGCTGGTCCATATCGGCGGGAAGGTAGGCCAGTACAAGCTTGCGATCGCCATTCGTGTGCGATTGCCTTGGTCCAAGAGGGTCCATTATACCTCTGGTCACGCAAGTAGTTCAGGAAGGTAATAACTTTCTTCCTGTTCTTTGGCCGTTTGTAGTCGGTTGGTTCGCCATACGCGAGGGCGTAGGCGACCCTGAAGGCAGGGTAACCATCCGACAACCACTTCCACCGGGACGCGTCAGTCACGTCACCTGATGAGCTTTCGTGGACTGCTCTTCCCTTCCGATTTATCGGACAGGGAGGCGTAAACCCACGGACCACAGAAATGGAGAGCCACCCCTTGAGGTGGAACTCCTGCGCTAGCCGGCGCGCCTCCTTCAGGGAGCGGGGTAACCCGCTTCCTGGACGCGCTGGTCTAGGTTTCTGTGGCTTAGGGTGG